ACGGATTTGACCTCGTTCTTGTCCACGATTCATAACATTATCCATCAATCTTTTTACAAATGGAACTTTGTTATGATACTGTTTAAATAAATCTTCAGCTTTATCTTTGGATACACCTAACTCTGCTTGTAATTTGTTTTTACCCATCCCGTAAAACAAACCAAGATTTATAGTCTTAGCTTGTTCACGAGGGATCTCAGCCATGTCTGCCACGATAGTATGGAAATCGGCATCGCCTTGTTTATAGGCTTCCAATACTTCGTCCACGCCATAGAGATTCTGTAAAGCTGCATAATGCACTACCAACCTAGGTTCTTGTTGAGAATAGTCAAATACACCCCATGTATGGCCCTCCTCGGGTATAAATAATGACCTGATCCGTGGTCCAAGTTCCTTGTTCCGTGCTGGTATCTGCTGTAAATTTGGATTAGAATAACTAAATCTACCGGTTACAGTTCCACCATTATCGGATCTAAGTTGGTTTATTTCAGCATGAATTCTTCCTTTATGATTATGTTTTATTATGGTATCTATAAACGTGGTATGGGCCTTATTTATTTCTCTGGCTCGGGCGATTCTTTTCACTAGTGGGTGGGGGTGATTTTGAAGAAAGTTTTTAGTAAATGATGGAGAATTTGTTTTTTCGGTTCGGTCAAATGGTAGGCGAAGTTTTTCAAAAACTTGAGCAATACTGCGTGCTGCCCATATTTGGACGTCTACTTGCGTTTCTTTTTTTACTATTTTTAATAACTCTTTTTCTTCTGATGATAGTTTGTCTTTTAATTGGTGAGCTGCTTCAACGTCTACACGAACTCCTAAAAACCGCATATCAACAAGGCAAGGAAAAAGTTCAGTCTCTAATTCAAAAATAGAATTTAAGTCTTGGTGTAAAATTTCTTTCTTAAGTTCTTGCCACAGTTCATAAGTTAGTTCAGCATCTTTTTCAGCGTATGCACCTACATACATAGCTGGTAACTTATACATTTCAGCTTTAGCATCTACTCCCCAGTCTTTTGCGGCTTGATATAAGGCTGATTCATCTTTACCATAACCTATATATCTTTTACTACAACTGTTTAGGTCATATCTCATTTGATTTTCATCAACAATTGCTGCAGCAATCATCGTATCAATTATCTTACCATTTATTTTAAGTCCAAGAGCCCTAATCCAACATACATCGTACATTGCATTATGAAATATTTTAATAGCGTTGGTATTAAGAACTCCTTGAAACCATTTTAAAACTTTTTTTCGATCCATGTTACCACCACCTTCGTGAGCAATTGGATAATAAGCGGACCATCCTTTAACAGCGACTGCAATACCAGTGACATCTCCTCTACCAGCAACAGAACCTGATCCCATCTTAACTAAATCAGGATCTTTAGTTTCTAAGTCAATTGCAATCTCATCATACTTAGATAGGTCTGGAAAGTTTTCTGGCGGTAGCCATTCAGTTTGAGCTTTGAATAAGGGAAACTGTATCATTTAATAATACCCCACGAATTATTTTTTTCTTTTTTTATCTCTTTCACTTCTGCAGGATAGTCTCTATCAATCGCCATGTCAATATAATGTTTTGCTTTTAGTAGATCTTCTTTTTGATTTTTCTGTTTATGCCTGCACAAATATTTTATGGCGTTGCCTTCTGCAAACGGAATATTATTTCGGTTTATAAATTCTGATGGCTGAATTGCCATAGATTTATAGTGAGTTCCGCCTACCTGTTTTTTATATATATTATCACTCATAATTTTCCATTGGATATGCTTTCTCATAATCTTTAGGTCTTATAATATGTAAATTTTCTTTTGTTCTTGTTGCACCTACATAAAATAATCTTGTTTCATCATCAGGATTTTTTCTGTAAGATCTGTTAGTATTGTTAGTAAGATCAGTTAATAAAACTACATTAGGTCTTTCTCCACCTTTAACACTGTGTATGGTAGATAAATGAATTCTTGGATTAGTTTTTAAATTTTCTCCATTTCTACGCATGCTTCTAATATAATTTTTTCTTCTAAAGTTTAGATCATTAAATGCGTCGTACCAAACTCCATCGGTTTTTAATCCGTAATCTTTTAATTGAGAAAAATTATAGTAACTTTCTTTAGCCATTCCTTTAAGTTTTGATTTATCCGCATGTTGAGGAGTCATGTAACTATATATTTTTTCTATTTGTTTATAGTTTAATGGAGTTCCTTTTCTTGCTAATTCCCAATCTGCGGCAGCTTCTGCTGCATCTTTTTCAGGTATCACTTTAAATCTATTTTCAAAATACCAACCCCGTTCTCTCATTTCTTCCTCTATGTTATCTAACATGTGACGGGTTCTGGATAAAACATACCATTCTCCCGAAGACATATCTAAATCTTTTATATCATCATGAAATTTTAAAGATCCTTGATGATCTCTTGGTGCCCACTCTTTATATCTTCTGTTAGAGACACGTTTAATTATACCTAAAGCAAAATCATGAATGGCTCTTGGTATTCTTCTTGATTGTGTAAGATTTAAAAGTTTTCCTGTTTGTGCAATAAAAGAATCTACATCAGCACCGGCCCATCTAAATATTGCTTGGTCATCGTCACCAGCTATAAAAGAATCTTCTGTATTATTCCAAATAGTTTTTGCCATGTTCCATTGCATTAAAGATAAGTCTTGCGCCTCATCAATAAACACAACATCAAACTTAGGACATTTATCAGACTTAGTAAACTCTATAATCATATCATTATAATCTTTAAGAACGTTTTCTTTTTTATATCTTTCTAGTTCGTTAGCTAAATGAACTAACGTTTTATATTCTACTTCTGTATTATGTTCTCCTAATTTAAGTTGTTGCTCTAAAGTTATGTTTCGAAGTTTAGCTAAATGAATAAGTCTTAGATAATCACTTTTAGTTGTAAATATACCAGTCTCTTCTTCATCATATTCATTATAATCTAAAAATATATTTAATTTTTTACCAAGATCTTCGTAATGTCTTTTCTGCATTACTTGATCTTTATTATATCCAAGTTTTCTAAATGCTAATGAATGTAAAGTTCTAAAGTAAGGAAGATCATCTTCGGTGTAATTAAATTTATCCATTGCTCTTCCTTTAGCTTCATTGGCAGCTTTCTTTGTAAAAGCAAAGTATCCTATTCTATCTGGATCTGTATCCTTTAAATATTCTTGTACTTTATTTAATAAAGTATATGTTTTTCCTGTACCTGGTGGACCTAACACAATTGTCTTCATTAAAAAGGTGCCTCTTCTTTTAGTTTCTTTTGAGTAAATTGATCTTCAACTTTATCAAATATATCTACTTTCATAATAGATGGTTTCTTTTTACCGATAGTCATTCTTCCTTCTTCACATCCACAATGTTCTTTAAGCATTTGTTGTGTAACTTGATAATCTTCTTTCCATTTCTTTTTAGTTAAATGTCCATGAAAAAATCTATGAAAAGTAAATATGTGTTTGCCATCTTCGCTATAAACTGCTCCATTTAAAATATCTTTTTTAGTAACTGATCCAATTGACCTTTGAATACAATAATCTTCTAAATGATTATTTAATTGATCTATTTTAGATGATCCTACTGGAGCTTCTACTTCTTCTACTCCTTGTAATAACATATCTACATATGTTTCAAATTCTTTTGTTGTAACTCGCTTTGGTTTTTTATTAATCTGTTTAGCCACAGTTCTTCTAAATAATCTCTGTTCCATCAGATAGTCAATAGTATCTAATTTTACTCTTTCTCCATCTACGTTGACCCAATAATATGGTTCATCTAATAAAATTTTTTGTAAGTCAGTAAGTGATGGAAAAACTGATTCTCCTCCTATACCAAATTTTCTAGTTCTGCATAAGTTTTTATCACAATGATTACACATTGGTTCTTCATTGCATTTAAATCCTAAATCTTTTCCATCATTAAATTTTATTTTACCTTGAACTATTTTATCTTCTAAAGGTCCTTCAGGATGTTTTTCAAAATATCTATAATTAAATGCATTTATTTTTGATTGCCAATTTTCTGGCCATTTTCTTTTTGCGTATTGTATGTATTGATAAAGTATTCTATCTCTTCCATCTTTAATATCTGTTTGTGTTAAAGATTCTAAACAGGGAGGCCCGTCAGAAAATTCTGACTGAGGCCTCTCTACTTTTATGGAACCGACATCTAGTTGTTTTACGTTATTATAGATCCCATAAAATTCTTCTAAACTTGCTGCTGTACCATCATCTTTAAAAGCATATCGTGTTGTATTATCCCCATTAAAGTATGGTAAATTTAAAAAATTTCCTGTATCATCTTGCGATTTTAATTCTATTTGTTTTGGAAATACCTCTGCTCCCCCATAACCTAACACTGCGCTAATGGACAATAATTTATCTCTTACTATTTTTGCTTCAACTGGAACTTCGGTAAATAAAAATACATGTGCTCCTCCCGATTTAGATCGGAATACTACCAATGGTAGTTTTAAATTTTTAATTTTATTAATTAATTTTTTATGATCAAATCCTGCATAGGAATCTATATCTATACATCCCCATATACATTTATTATCATCATTAATTGGAATTATACCTAGACTTGGTTCAATTCCTTTAAGGTGTCTATCCCACAAATCATCTGTAACTTTTTCTCTTGTTACAAACGATTTACCTTTTATCTTTTGACCGTCTTCGCCTTTCTTGTCCACATAAGTGACACCACGCGCACGATCTAATCCTTTAAATATATCTTTAAAATTTGCAACTGACATAACTTTCAAAGTGGGCAGTTCCACTCTCGCTTTCCTGCCCACTACCTAGGATACGGTTAGTATGGTGAACTATTTGTTTCCTCTGAGCCATGCTTCGCTTGCACTTCGCCTTTACCTACTCGGTCAGCAAAAGTTTTAGCGATATCATAGATTGATTTGTCAGATACAGGACCAACTTTAGCTACATCCCATCCAAACCATGTTCCTTTGTCATTAGACATTTGAACAGTTTTTAGATTGTAAATGTGGCTGTATGTTGGCGGAGTGAATAATCCATTTTTACCATTTAGTTTAATACCCATCATGATTGAATTCCATTTTCTACTCACTTTTAATTGAGTAGCTTTCATAGAAATCAAAGCTGTTGTTGGACTTTTACCTAAGAGTATCACAAAGTGATTGGCAGTGTTCTCTAAGTAATTACCGTTTGGTAATCTATCTTTAAAAGATTTATCTCTAGTCGTTTGACTAACGATATCACTGTCTGCCTCGTGAATTGCAACTGGCGCACCAGTGCTAGTTCCACGATCCTGCCACTCTATGTATTGTCTTTTGTAAAAGACGGGCAATACATCGATAGAATTATACAGTTCATTAGAAACCGTATTAATTATCTTGCCAGGTTCCGCGCCTTCAACATATTTCCCATGAGTTTTATTAACTTCAGGAGATAATTGTCCCAAAACTTTTAAGAATGGTAACGCAAGATCTTCTTGCGATATGTTTTGAGCACCTTTATTAGCATCCGCTTCAAAAATATTTGTTGCCAATGCTCCTTCTTTTTTCGTTGCTACTTGGTTCATAGTCATTGTTTCCTTTTTATTGTTGTTTTATTTCCAATGAATACATTGAAAATTTCCGTTGGCATTTCTTTACCTGCCTCTATACGCTCACGGACTAACGCTTTCAG